TTGTATCTAACTTTTCTTTTGTATTTTTAAATTTATCAAGCACATTCATTTTTCAATCCTATCGTCATGTATCGTGTAAATTGTGTGCAATCAAGGTGGCCCGCAAATTTCACTACATCCAGCTTATTTATCTGTTGAAATGCATCTAATGATGGTGCACATCTCACATGTTCCTCACAAGAAAAAAAGTTGTTACCTTGTAACACCACATTTACATTGTGTGGAACATGGGATAACCAAGCATCAAACGTGTCTTGGGATACATGTTCAGTCGAGGTGTTTATCACCAACCTGGTGTCAGGCGAATATTCTGTGAAGTGTTGCATATCTGCGGTGATGAATTCAATATCATCATCAGGTAATTTCAAACGAGTACCAAACTCAGCACATTTTGCATCTTTATCCACAGATGTAACACGAACACCGGGAATGGCTTCATATAATAATTGTCCTAGCACACCATACCATCCGCCAACAATGTAAATGTGTGATCCAGGAAATAAAAGACAATGTGTGTTCACTTGTTCAATCAACCACATTTTACTGCGTAGTTGACTTTCCCAAAAATTCTCTAAAACACGAAATTGTTCGGGGGAATTCATCTCTTCCCGAACAACATTCATCCATTGAACAATTCTTTCATGTGTAATCATTGTCAGATCGTGTATTGTTCTAAACTTCTATTCAATTGCGTGTTCACTTGAATGAATTTCGCCTTTTCATGCAGTTCCACGAGATTTTTTGCCCCAACATAGGCACAGGTTGAACGAATTCCCCCCAAAATGTCGGAAATGGTGTGTTCCACAAGCCCTTTATACGGGATTTGCACCACGCGACCCTCGGAAGCCCGATAATTCTTCACTTGATTGTGTTTTTGTTGGGCAGCATGACTACTCATCCCGTAAAAAACGACTTTTCCATCACGAATTTCTTGTTCCGACTCATCATGCCCGGCAAAAATACTGCCGGCCATCACCATTTGGGCTCCCACCGCGAATGCTTTGGAAAAATCTCCGGGATTTACACATCCCCCATCACTTTGCACCCCTCCACCCGACTCTGTTGCCGCAGGAACACACTCCATCAACGCGGAAAACAAAGGATACCCGACACCCGCCATGCGGCGTGTCGTACACACCGCCCCAGTGCCAATACCAATACGAGCTAAATCAGCTCCAGATTCAATAACACGACTGGCTGCTTCAGGTGTGGTGACAGTTCCTGCCATGATGAAGGCATCGGGTATGTTGAATCGTACTTTCGTGATGAAATCATAGAAAGGATTCATGTAGCCGTTTGCCACATCAATGACAATTTTCGGCGTGAACTTCGATACGCGGTCTTTCCAAACTTTTACAATACTCATGGCTTTCTGTAATTCTTCATCATTCATGCCAATGGTGATGAAAGCATGGCTGACATCTTGTTGTGCCAGCCAATCTCCCAACACATGATGCTTGGTGATGGCAGTAAACATACCAAACTTTTTTAATGAATGATGCATACTAAATGTCCCAACACCATCCATGTTGGCGGCAATGATGGGGACACCCGTGATCTGTGCGCCGTGACATCCTTGCAATGTTGTTGTCAAATCAACTTGACTGCGTGAAGTGATGTCAGAAAATTGTGGCACAATCAACACATCATCAAAATCCAATTTTGTCATCATGATGCCTTTTTCGTCACCGTTTCATATAATGTTTCAAAGTCTTTGTGCATTTCAACTTCTTCGCTGAAATTACCCTTGTGATATGTGCGGGCAAGTTTATTCAGGACCTTTCTGTTCAATTGTAGATCATCGCAAATATCCTTCTTGACCGTCTTTAGCAAATCACGCTCTGCATCCATTCGTGACATGCTTGCAGAAATGTCCTTCAAGGCATCAAGAAGTTTAAGTTTATCCTCGGGGGATGTGGGTAGTGTCATTGTGTATTCTCCATAATTCAAAATTTTCACCTGGGTCTGATTTTCTCCCAGTCGGGAATGCTATATCCTGATGACCCAGAATAGGTTTTGTTTTGCTATCAGGATACTTAATATTAATGTATTCAACTACTTTTTGCAAGCTCGCATATTGTGCATTGGTGTAATGTAAATTGTCTTTGCCTTGAAGGCATACACCAATACTAAATGCATTCCATCCTGTGATGCCTTGCCATTTTGTTTTGCCCGCATGTTTTGCAACATATTTCAAATCCATGAATTGTGTAATAGTACCATCTCGGGCAATGAAATAATGGTATGCCAATCGTCGCGCGCGTAACACCAAACGAGTTGTGGTGGCATTTAAATTGCCCCCATCATTATGCACCACAATGTAATTTTGTGTGGTGTCTCGTTTAACTTTACTCGACAAGAAATTCTTTTTTACTTGTAGAATCGGTGGTCGTGGTGTTTGTGCATGTGCAACATACGGGACAACAATGAGAGCAAGTATTACACTGATGCGTGTGAGCATGTTTCATTTCTCCTTTTTTTGGAAGAATGAACCACATGGCAAGATATGAGGTGATGATGGGCACAGGTGTAAACATTAAACAAAAAAATACGATACGAATGATTGTAACATCCCATTTAAACAATTCCGAGATGCCACCACACACGCCGCCCAGTTTCACATCTGTTTCACTCCGATACCATTTTTTCATATCATCTCCTGATATTTTAACCATGAAAGTTCTTTCGCCTTGGTTTCAAGGTCGATATCTATATTTAGATGATAATCATCTATACAATTGAGTGCATAATCGGAATGTGCACGCGGGTTACCTGACACTCCTTCATTTAGATTTTTACTTTCACTGTAATGAAACAACGGAGTGCAATCCCATGTTGTGGATGCCAAGTGTGCTGCTCCATGGCTTGTCAACCCATCAGGATGAAACGTATGATGAAAATAATCAAACGTGATGGGTATGTTGATGATCATGTGAATGTGATCAAACAATTGTTTCACGGAAAATGAATTTGCCTTGTCATCATTTTCCACCACCAATCTTGTTTTAGTATCGTCGTTGAGCATACGGAACCGATCAATGAATCGGTCCACCACTTCAAGAGTGAAATTCATACCCACATGAATATTCAAGGGGTAATAGTGATTGGCAGGAATACCCATCATATCGAACAACAGATTGTGATGATGAAGATTGTTGAGGCTACGTTTCACCACCTCCGGCTTGCTAGAAGCCAGTTTCACAAAATGATCAGGATGAAAGCTCACGCGCATACCACTTGCCATGATGATGTCACCTGCCTCACGCAATGCCAATACGATGTGTTGGTAATCTGGCAGGTCTGTTTCCTGGTATTCTTCAAACCAGGGAAAAATGTTACTGCCAATTCGAAACACCCGAACATTGTTGGCAACATTCCATTTCAGAATGGTCACCAGGTCACGCGCATTCTGCAAAGTAAGCAAGGACGTCCGTTCCAGTTTCGTGTCCTGACGGAACGAAGCCTGACGTAACGTCCTGCCTGTGGTGATTTTTTGTTTAGCCAATGTGTTATTGATGCAGCAGTAACCAGTTCTATGTGGCATAACACCTCATGTGAAAGATATACTGTAATATACTACATCACACTGGTTATGTCAAGTCACTTCTTTTTCTTTGTTACCTTTTTTGGTTTATAAGATGACTTCACGCGCACCTTTTTAACAGTGGCACCTGTTTTTTTATTTTTAATGGTGCGAACATGTTCCTTGGTGTGTGAGAACGTGCTCATGTTATTTTCCTGCCTGGCGTTTCATTTGTTCTTTAAGTGCCAACACATGTGCCTTGCCCAACACTTCAGCGCCGGCCATGAGGGCGTCACGATTTTCATCGGTGATTTTAATTTCATTCGGATGTGACATCATATTTACTCCTGTGTTTACGTGATAATTTCAGCAACGTCCACCGTAGCTGGTCTTTTTCCCATGTACCAGATAATTCAGGATACCATTCAAAAAACATCCCGGATTGCACTTCATTCAGATACACAGGATCTGGCATGTATTCTTCCGTGCTCACCAATCCACTATACTGGCATGTGGTGGTGTCCTTTCCAAATATTCGTTCCCAATTGGTGTGATATGTGGGTACATCAACACTCAATGGGCGCGGCGCATCTCCTTTACCATTCATACATTGTTCCTCTCAAACGCCCAGGTTCTTTCAATACACCCAATGCAATTACCGCAATGGTTGATTCTGTCCATGAAACAGCTATGTGTCATCTTCAACAACTCCGTCATCCCGGTGTTTTTATACATCTCAACAATTTTATCTTTTTGCAATCCCTTGAATGGCATATGGATTTTATCATGAATTAAATACTGACGTTTCGGTAAATGATCCATGTGTTCATTGCTCCCGATGTACAACACATCCACTTCCACTCGTGCCAGATGCAATGCCCATCTGATGAAAGTTCTGTCTTTATCTGTTTCTGGATTTTTCAAAGGAATGGTGAAAGGAACATTCACAGCAACATGGTTGTTCATGTTCACATATGATACAATGTGGTGGATTCGTTCCATGTTGATGTATGGATTCATCACCGTGTACAATTGTAACACATCATGTTCTTTAGACAACTGATGCAACAATAATGTGCTTTCCACCCCACCTGTGAAAAATAATCCTACAGCCATTACAATTTTCGAATGAAGTTGGTCCAACTCACATCAAATGCAAAGTACAACATGGTTTTTCCGATAACATCTAATGCAGAAATTCCTAAACTAATTTGTGTATCACCTGTGATGGCAAATGTCATCAAGAAGGTGACAATCACGGAAAAACATCGGTACATGACCGCCTTCATCAGGAGAACACGATTGCTCAACCACCGCCGTCCTAAAATACGACGAATGAAAATTTTCACTGACCGTAACCAAATGGTTCTTCCCAATCGGGTTTCCCATAATGCATTCATGATATACTCCTGTGTTACACTGTGACAGTATTTATCACAACATTAGATTTTTTCCGGTGATGACGACCACATGATGTCTGTCAACTCTGCCTGATAATGCTTTCGGATATGAGCTTCAACAAAAACACGAAACAGGGCAGGATCATGGAATTCATGGAATCGTCCTTCAGCATACACACCATAATATCCAACCGCATCCAGAATGTCCACCTTGTTGATGATCAAGTGGGTGATGTTGTTGATGTGCATGGCTTGAATCACACCATCCAAATCCAACCAACGCACCTGGCGCTTTCTTCCTGTTGTGGCGCCAAATTCTTCTCCCAGTTCTTGAATTCGTTCAAGCACCTCAGGATGATGAATTGTTTTATTTGTGAATGATTTGAACCCGGAATAGGTTTCATACGCCTTCATCACACCATACACATTGCGCCAGTATCGGGGAGCAACACCATTCAATGCCACGGCACCCACGGTGCAATGTGAACTGGTGACATAGGGATACTCACCCCAATCAATGTCAATTTGAAATCCCTGAGCACCTTCCATCAGAAGTTTTGCGCGTCGATTGGGTTCTCGGTACAAATATCCATAGATATCAATCATTTCATACGGCAATTCAGGACTGTTGTATTCCAGAATGTCCACAATACGCGCACCTGTACGTGCATATTTGTCACGATACGTGGGCCCAATACCTTGGCGGGTGGTGCCAATCACCGTGTCCACACCATCTTGTTCCATGTGGTGTTGTCCCGTGACATGGCAGCGGTGATCCACATACACGGGTGCACGAAATCCATGATCTCGCAACATGTGAATTTCATCATACAATTTTCCCAGATGCACCACACACCCAGGTCCAATGATGCTGGGAATGTTGTAGAACACACCCACGGGCACTTGATGAGTGACAATCTTCACACCCTCATGATAAATGGTGTGCCCGGCATTGGCACCACCATTGTATCGAATCACGGCATCATACGGTACTTCTCTGGCTAAATGATGTGCCACTTTGCCCTTGCCTGTGTCACCTGCTTGTAAATCAATCACAATGTCTGCATGTTCAATCATAATATTCTCTTAGGCGCTGAAGCTGCTTCCGCAACCACAACCGCCCGTGGCGTTAGGGTTAGTGAACTTGAAACCAGATTCCGTTAATGTTTTCATGTAATCCAAATGTATTCCTTCCAAATACTGTCCTGAAAATGCATCAATTAATATTTTCACATCCTCGGATGCATCAACAATGAAATCGTCATCCTCAGGGGTGGATTCAAAATACAATCCATATTTGAATCCTGAACACCCACCAGGTGTTACCACCATGCGATAGTACTGCACTGGTGTTTCTTTATTGCGTTGTAATTCATGTAATGCTGCTTCTGTGATGACAATGTTCATCAACGACCTCGGTTCACAAATCGTGACATGGTGCGAATGGCTTCTGTGTTTTCCGGTCGGAGAAATTCCAACCTTCCTGCTGTTTTATGATCGTAAATCATGGCACCCACATATTTCTGAACACCGGAGCATGTGACACAGGTGTGCGTGTCCGGGAGTGCATCCAATCGACCCTGAGGAATCGTGGTCCGGCATCTGGCGCAAGTTCTCATAATTTCTCCATGATGAAAGAATATCTGTAATCTATCTAGATTACGTGAACATGTCAAGTGCTAAATCAGAGAAAACATTTT